CCCTGACGTAAATACAACATTACCACCACCTGTTGTAGTGTAGCTAGTAATGTTATAATGTGAACCTGATGTTTTAACAACGCCATCAACGTCTACTTTAATATCGGCTTCCTTATAAGAAGGGAAAGAAAACGCTTTTGTTGCATTTCCATCCCCTGTGTAATCTACGAATGTTGTTGCCATTATTTATACATTGAAAGGAGGTTTGCACTTTGATCTGTCTTTTGCAAACGTTTGACAGTTTTTAATCTTTCTTTCTCTCTTAGTAACTGTACTTCTGGTAAATCAGTCATTCTAGCCCAAGCTACTTTTTTAGCTTCTTCAAAGGCAGCTTCAATAACTTGATAATGATAGTAGTCTTTAGTTTCATATTCAGCTCTTAGACCAGATTCAATATCTCTATTCATCTGTTCTATAGATGCGAGTATTCTAGGTTGACGAGAAAAACGTTCTAACTTAACGTCTAGTCTTTCTTTACCTATTTCTTGTTGGAATCTTGATCTTAAGTAGTTGTCGTCTGTTAAGTCATCACCATCTGGTGAATAGAATACTGATAATCTAGCATCAAATTTACTTGCAAATAGTAGCTCACGACCTTTGCTAGGAGTTAAATGAAAAGCAATAGGACTAAACATGTTATATGCTCGAGTCATGAAGTCATATGGATTAACAGGCTTACCATCTAGTACACTATACTTAGTTGGTAGTGGTTTACCAGCAAACACTTCCATATATAACTTCTGGTTACGTATACCATTCTCAATACCTGAGTTAAGCTCTTTCATACCGGGGTTAATTAGTTTACCAAAGTCACGTCTTAACGCACCTAAACCTAAAGCGTTGTTCATAAGACTACTAGCAATACGAGCACCTTGACCGGGTTTACCACCCACTAAATCAGCAAAGTCTTGTAAACCTGATATGTAAGATTTACTTGTTACACCTTGAGATACAAGAAGTGACACCTTAAGTAAATTGTCTTCTGTCCACTCTTCACCCATTAGTAAGCTAGCATCACCTATATCACAAACTGTGCTCATGATTAAGTTAAAAGGTTCAAACGCAGTATAGTCTACTTGTATATCACCGAATGTTATACAATTTGGTTTATAGCCTGCATCTATCCAATTTTGTCTCATTTGTCTATCTACTGGCCCGTTACCAGTTATTTCACCTTTCATCCACTTTTGAGCTGTCATAAATATTAATCCAGCACCCATAGCTAATCTACCTGTTTGTAGTGCTTTAGCGTTTATTAACTCAACGTCTGATGTAATACCATACTTAGCAGTTAACTCAGGTGTAATTTGTCCGGGTCTAGCAAATGCTATATCATTAAATTCTTTAACGAGAAAGTTAAATCCGGGTGTATGCTTTGCAGTAAGTGCTAATCCGTTTACTCCTGTTCTAGCAAACAAGAAGAAAGGTTTAGCCCATGGGTTCTGTTGGAATACAGAGTTTAAGCCTGCTGCAAATCCAGTTAAATCTTGTGTAAGTGTAACTTCTTTACGTGCAAAGGCTGCTGCTTCTTCTGTTACATTACCGTTAGCATCAAATATATCACGATAAAACTTGTTTTCGTAATTTTTAATTAGTTCTGGTGTAATTTCAACATGATCTGATAATGCACCAACTGCTTTAGCATCCATAGCACTTAGTAATGCCTTTTCTCTCATCTTAGCACGCCCTATAATAAACCCAAATGCGTCATCAGTCGCTGCCATAAGTTTAGTAGAGTATGTAAAGAATCTATTATCATTCATAGATCTTGCTATGTTAGCAACATAAAATACAGCCTTGTCTCCAAAAGTTGCATCAGGACTATCTTCTGCAAATCTTCTAAGTAGTTCCCAGTTATCATCTCCTTGTGTGTAGTCAGTAAAACGGTTCTTAGCATTTGCTATATTACCACTCCAGTAACCACCAAGTTTAGTTTTAAATAACTCAAAAGACTCTGGTATTGCTTCTATCATGGCGTTCATACTAGCTAAACCTGTACGTATTGTACGGCTATCACCAGTAAATGGGTATCTAAATACTGCACCTAAAGTTGTTGCCATAGGTCTAGTAAATGTAAAAGCTGATGTACCTATTATAGCACGAGCTGGTGTCTTAGGTCCACTTAATACACTGTGTGCATATACACCTTCGAGTTCTCTGATTAGAGCACCTTTCTGTTGTTTACCTTCGATTTCACCACCTTTTATCATCTTTCTCGCCCAAGCGTTAAAGTCATCTATACTATTAACAGTCTGCATAGATGAAAATGCTTCAAATAAAGCCATTAACATATCTGGATCGTCGTCAGCTATATCGAGTATAGCCTGTATAGACTCACGAGTGTCTACCATTTCTTTATTAAGAGTTTTTCTGAGATAACCTCTTTTCTGACCAGCACCTAGTTCTGCAAAGTTTTGTGATTTAATAATTCTAGCTTTTTTAACTTCAGTAAGTAAGAAAAACATTGTATCTCGTACCTGTTCTAATGGTCCATCAACGTCTCTTACATCTACAAAATCAAATAATTCTCTAACACCAGTGCTTAAATCACGCACTTGTTGTAACAAAGTACTAATAAGCATGTCAGCTACAACTACATTTTTACTTGTAAGTGTCTCGATTGTATCAACTAAGTTACCATCTATATCAGTAAGATCATAAGTATCTCTAGATTGGAATAATTCTTGTACATAATCTGCTGTTGACATCTCAGCCGCATCTCTACCTAGTGATATACGCTGATGTGCAGCTATAGAATCACCAAAAGCATCTACTAATGTTATTTTCTTTTTGTTTACATCATCAATAATCTTTTTAAATTTATTATTACTGTATAGTTTAGATAAAACATCCTCTACAACTTCTTCAGTGTAGTCACTAAACATAGCACCACGCTCTCGTTGCATCGGTCTTATTAAGTTGCCAGCCGATCCTTCTGTTGCATCAAACTCATTACGTATTTTCTTTTGATTCGTAAATACATCGTAAGGGTCATCTACTGATAAATGTGCACCTTGATGTGAGTCCGCTAAAGGTCTATTTTTACTTGCTCTGAAACCTTCTTCGTATGCTCGTAATTCATCTAAACCTTTTTCTGTTGTTCCGCTAATAATACTCTTATTACGTTTCTGTACCATTTCTACAATAGGTCTAGATCCTTTACCTATAGCCATAGCAACACCATCAAATACAAGACCTATTCCCATACCTTCTACGATGTTTTTAAATTTCATCATAATAGGATGGTCAGCTTGCCTTGTACTTATTGGTGTATCTATAAATCCATATTGATCTCTAAGTGAGGCTAACGCATTTTCTCCGTCAGATTCTTTAGATATAAGATCAGATATAGCACCTATTCCAGCTGCACGTACAAGACTGGGAGCACCTAATAATTTAGCAGCAGCTACACCAGCTACAGGTATACCAGCAGCGACTGCACCTTTTGCAGCTAATACTGTACCAGCAGCTAGTGTACCAAAATGTACCGTACCTCGAGCTAGTTTACCCCACCATGTTTTTGTAATGATTGGGTTATCGTAAGAGTTAAAAGGAGACCAGTCAGGTTTATAAAATCCCTGCTCTCTTTTCTCCCTAACCATATTACCATTTACAGCGTCGATGGTACGCTCAGGAAATGTAGCAATGGAAGAGAGAGAATCTTGTATTCCACCTGTAACAACTGACTCTAGTTCTTTAGCAACAGCTTTCAGACCCCATTTTTCTTCATTTCTAGGATCATCTAATTCAGCTTCTGTTTGCTGATCTTCTTCGCTAATATTTTGTTCTACTTGTCTAGCTTGTTCAGCCTGATCTATTTGTTGATCGAACGATTCAGCGGCGTTTAAGGCCGGCGACGTATATGACGTCTCTACCTTATACTGTTCTTCTTCGTTTAAATTCGCCATTAATTTTCCTCATCATTCATAAGTTCTTCAAATAACATGAAGTTTATATATTTAGGTTGATTTACACCTTGAAAATAAGTACTATCTAATCCTATAGATTCTGCAAAATCTTCACCTACATTAAACTGAGAGTTAAAGCTAGGGTCTAATCCCCAAAACATTTTGTCATTATATAGCTGCCTATCTCGTAAGGCATCAAATGCTTTCTTTTGAAACTTTACATCAAACTTACCATTCTGAAAATCAAGGTCTCCAAACTCTTCTCCTTCGTTAGGAACAAGAGAAAGTAGCTGTGCTTTAGTAAAACCAAAAGCTCCTAGACCAGATTTGTGTCCATATCCATTATCCCAAGCTGCAATCACTTGTGGAAATGTAAGTTCTTGTAAGTTGTTTATAGATGTTCTATTTTTACCAGCGTCGATAGTATTATATCTTTCGTCTGATAAATCAGATCTAAGATATGCCCATCTACTATGATTAGATTCATAGTACCAGTCAGTATTCTCACCTAGTTCAAAAAACCCTCGTATAGTTCTACCATTTGTAGGTTTATATAAAAACTTCTCAAGTGTGCTAGCACTACTTATATTATCTTTTTCTGGGCTATTTACTTTAACATCTTTAGGTAGCATACCAAGTTTCTCTAGACGCAGCAACATTAATTCATGACTGGTATATCCCGTTAAATCTCTTGCTATCTTAGCATAGTAAACAGGAAATGTAGCTCCGGGCACACCAAGAACATAATCTAAAGCTTGTTTAGCTGCTCCCAGATCTTCTCCATTCCAGAACTCTTCGCTGTTTAACATCTGTATAGGATTCTTGTTTATATCACGTAAAGTATGTAACAAAGCACCTTCTATTGAAGACTTAGTAGTTCTTGGTTGAGCCTGTTTATAAAAAATAGTCTCTTTATACGGGATGTTTTCTCCTTCTTTCTTTTTTTCGCCAGTTATGAGTTTAACTTTTGCTAATGCTATTCCAGCTGCCTCTTCTGCACTTTTAGACCCGGGTAATGCTTTAAGAAATTCATTACGAAAATATTGTTTAGCAGATAATTGCACATCTTTTAAATCATCAATGTGCACATTCAGAGATTTACCTTCTTTTCCGAACATACTTCTAACATTAGCGTCAACTAAACCTTCGTACTCTCTTACAGTTTTTTGGTGAGTTTCTAATGCGTTTACTTTGTTAGATTCATCAAGAGCTTGTTTACGTATAGTCCCAGTATTAAACTCTCCTAATCTTACTGCTAAGTTATCTAAAACATCAAGAGGATTCCTTTGTAGATCTTCCATAAACTTAACAAAAGTTTCTTGATCGTCCTTTTCTTCCCATACTAAATGCTTACGTAGATCATCGAAACGCTTATCTCCTATAGGTATATTATGTTTAGCACTGAGTTGTAATAATGCTTTATTTCTATCAGCCTTAGATGGCATAGAATCTGGGTTGTTAGTAACTTTATTTAACTCTTCTATCGCTGCCTCAACATCTATAGCTATTGCATTTGACTTTTCAGCTTCTCTGTTAAGTAGATCTTGTCTACCGGCTTTTAGTTTAAGACCACGTATCTGTGCAACAAATGCTTTACTGTTAGCATTGAGTTTAGATAAAGGTATTTCTTTACCAGTAGATCTATGAGTCATTATTGAATCTTCTATGGCTTTAAGCTGTGGTGCTTTAAGCATGTTTTTATCAACAAGGTATTCTAAATCAGTATATAGTTTGTTGAACACACGTGCGTTATCTTTTACGCCTGTTTCCTGTTCATGTATTTGTATATACTCAGAAATAGCGTCTGCTGTTGGTACAGTTTTATCTGAAATAGATGCAATTAAGTTACTACGTCTCTTATAATCTATTGCTTTTTTATTATCCTCTAGTTTAGAGTTTAAAAGAGTTCCATAAACCTTACTATCAATCTCATTTTGTTGTTTAATAACAGCTTTACGTCTATTAAATCCCAAAAAGTTTTCACTACCTCTGTCATACATTCCGGTAGTTATGTTAAATGATTTCCTGAGATTCTGTTTAAGTAACGCAGCTTCACGCACCATACCTTTATTTATGAGTTGTTGTAAAGTATAACTTGGAGCACCGGGCTGACCTCCGTATAAACTTGGCGGAAAACCCTCGTCCGAATAATACTTAGAAGCAACCCAAGCACCATACATATCTACCATCGTTTTACTATTCAGCCTGCTTGCTTCTTCAAAAGTGTCTTCTTTAGTTATACCAGTTGTTAGAACTGACTCTTCTTTAACGGCTATGTTTTCCGATTCTGCA